GGCTGGGCAGAACAGACAACTTCCTTTAGCTTTTCCTGTAGAGCACAACGATGAGGCACTGGTCGAACTTGCCAACGGAGTTATTAAATTCTTTAGACGAGAATCTGGATTAGCTGACAATGAAATGGTTTGCTTTGAGCATGCTGTAAAGAGTGGAAGAAGTTGGTTACACTTCTACATTGACGGAGAGAATCCGTACGAACCTAAGATAAAGACAAGATTTGTTCACGGGCGCAACTTTAAGCTTGACCCGCGCAGCGTAAACTATGACTTGTCTGATGCAAGATTTATCTTCCTTGACTTTTGGTATGACGAGGAAGAGATTAAAGCAAAGTATCCAAACTTTGATACAAAGATGATTACACAACTCCAGTCATCAAACACCAGTCTTCCACTGTTTTATAATGCAGTTGAAGGAACATACAGAGTAACAGAGTGCTGGTATAAAGCTACCGAAGAAGTCTACTGGTACATTGATCCTATCACACAGAAGCCTACAAAAGCAAGTGTAAAAGACTTCGCTATACTGAAGAAGCAAATGCGAGAAGGAATCAAGATGCCTGACGGCCAGATATTGGTTGATGTTGGCTTTGATGGTATTAAGACATGGGGTACAGTGTACAAATATATAATCTTCTCTAATTGCTTTATCTTTGAACAAGGTAACAGCAAATATAGGTGGGAAGGTTTTCCAGGAGTTTTGTTTGGCGGATATAAGAATGACGCTGAAAATCGTTGGTTTGGCTTGATTACAATGATGAAAGACCCGCAGAAGGGAATTAATACTATGAGAAGGCAAATGCAGCATTTACTGCAGACTTCTCCAAAAGGTATTCTGATTCATGAGGTTGGAGCAATACTTGATATTGAAGCATATGAGAGTAAATCTGCCGAACCAAACTATCATATGGAAGTTGCTGCAGGTGCTCTAGATAAAGTTAAGTTTACTGACCAGCCCTCTATCAGCCCTGTATACGGACAGCTGATTGAAGTTGATGAGCAGTTTATGAAGGATGTTTCTGGTATCCAGAATGATACACTTGGTATCCAGACATATTCACGAGAACCTGGAATTACTACACAACTCCGGCAGGGTCAGAATATTGCTATTCTATATTTGCTACTTGATAACTTTAAGAAGAGTCGCTTGCAAGCAACAAGACTGCTGTTCTCCTTTATACAACAGTATGTTACTGAAGAACGTGTAATTAGAATTGAAGGTCAGAATGGTCAGCAGTTGATGCAAATCAACTCGCAAAGCAATCCTGGAACAACAGGCTTCAATGATATTTCTATGGGGCAGTATGACTTCTTTGTTGAAGAAGGAATTGAAACTGTTAATTCAAGGAACTCAGTGGCACAGATGCTGATTGACATAGGACATAATAATCCAGGTTCTGTCCCACCAGAACTTATTATCGAGTATTCTGGCGCACCGTTTTCTGTTGTGCAGCAGTTAAAACAATATTCTACAAATATGCAACAGATGCAGATGCAGGCTCAGAAAGAAAAGGAAATGCGTGAGCAGCAGCTCGAGATGGCACGCATCGAGAACCAGAGATATATTGCTGTTATTAATAATCTGACAAAGATAGCAACCTCAGATAAGAAGATTGAAGGAGATATTATTAAAACTATAATGAGCGGAGTACAGCGTGAAAATGCTGTAGAAAATAAATCTAAGGAAAAGGAGACTAACAATGAGTGAGATAGGTGCAGGCTTAACAGCCGAAGATGTGCAAAGAGAGTTTGATAGTGTTGACACAGATACAGACGCAAACGCAAATGCTGATACTAATGCTGACGCAAGTAAGACAGCTGCTGCAGACAGTGACGTAAATAAGGATAAACCTGCTGATGATGCAAATGCTGACGCAGTTAAGCCTGGTGAGGCTAAGGCTGGTGAGGCTGATGCAGCTGGAGCAGACAAGACAAAAGCTGATGATACCGGAAAAGAAGCTGACGAAAATGTGATTAGAGAACTGAGGGAACAAAACAAAGTTCTTCAATCATCGCTTAACAAGGCTGTTTCTGATTATCAAAAGCTGCATAAAGTGTTACTTGATAAGGGTGTCATTACCGAGGAAGAAGCAAAGCTTGACAAAGAGAACGAAGAGAAGATGCAAGCTGCTTATGCAGAGCGTCAGAACAAGTTGAATGAGATGGTTGCTATTATGGAACTGAATCCTACTTTTTCTGATGTACGTCAAGTATGTACTCAAGGAAATCTTGATGATATAGTTGACGCGTTTTCAAGATTCTATGTTAAAGAAAACGGTGGTGACATCAGAGAAGTCGCATCCAGGATGGAGCAAGAAATCTGGGCAGAAGCAAATCCGTATAAACGTATCTATGAACTGGTTAAGACATACCATCCAAGATACGCAAAGAAGGATGAGAGTAAAGAAGGACTCGCCAAGGATGACGATAAGAAAGGTGATAAAAGTAAAGCACCTGCAGCCAAGGATATTAATCCTTCGGCTGCTACACTTGGTGCAAGCGGAGGTGGAGGCGGAACAGGAAATGCTGGCTGGACTGCAGCAAAGATTGACGCGATGCCTGAAGATGAACTTAATACCGTTCCGAAAGATATATATGAGAAGTATCTGCGGAACGAGCTATAATTTGGAGGATTAACAACAATATGAATATAGTATCTTTTTTCGCAGGAGCAGGTGGACTTGACCTTGGTTTCCAAAAAGCAGGTTTTAATGTGATTTGGGCAAACGAATACGACAAGGAGATTTGGGAAACATACGAGAAAAATCACCCTCACACAATTCTTGATAGAAGAAGTATTGTTGATATTCCAGCAGATGAAGTGCCTGAATGTGATGGAATAATTGGTGGTCCACCTTGTCAAAGTTGGAGCGAAGCTGGAGCAATGAAAGGGATAGAAGACAAAAGGGGACAATTATTTTTTGATTTTATTAGAATCTTGGAAGCCAAACAACCAAAATTTTTCCTTGCTGAAAATGTAAGTGGAATGCTTTTAGGCAGACATTCAGAAGCATTACAAAACATTAAAGAAATGTTCAGAAATGCAGGTGTAGGTTATGAACTTTCATTTGAAATGGTAAATGCTTGCGACTATAATGTTCCACAAGACAGAAAACGAGTAATTTTTGTAGGCATTCGTAAAGATTTAGGGTTTAAGTATCAATTTCAAAAACCCAACTTTCCAAAATTAACGCTTCAAGAAACAATTTACGATTTAAAAGACAATGTTTTACCAGCATTGCCTTACAACAAAACCAATGGGGACAAATGTGCTTTGCCAAATCACGAATATATGATTGGTGATTTTTCAACAATTTTTATGTCAAGAAACAGAGTAAGAAGTTGGGACGAACAATCGTTTACAATTCAAGCAGGTGGCAGACACGCACCTATTCACCCACAAGCACCTAAAATGAAATTCATTGAGCAAAATGTTAGAATTTTTGTTCCAGGAAAAGAACATTTATACAGACGATTGAGTGTAAGAGAGTGTGCAAGAATTCAAACATTTCCAGATAATTTTATTTTCCATTATACAAGTGTTCCAGCAGGTTACAAAATGATTGGAAATGCTGTTCCTGTAAATCTTGCAAAATTCCTTGCTGAGACAATCCAGCAACAATTGAATGAAAACGCATTGACAAAAGAATTAAAAATTGAAAAAAGAGAAGCCGTAGCAGTATGACAAATATTTTAGAAGCAATTGTAAATATTGCGAATAACCCAACCGTTCCGAAAGATATATATGAGAAGTATCTGCGGAACGAGCTATAATTTGGAGGATTAAAAATGGCTGATATTCCTAAGACTCAGTTTTTAACAAACGACAATCTCACAAGAAAGAAATGGGCGCGAGATTTGTTCAGTATTATTCTGCCCGCGGTAGAGATTAATTCCCTTGTAGGTAAAGATAGCAATTCTATTGTACAACTGCGTACTGACCTGTCGAAGGGTGAAGGTGACTTAATTCGCTTTGGTATTCGTCTGCCTCTGGTTGGAGAAGGCGTTGTCGGCAACGACACCGTTGAAGGAAACGAAGAGAAACTTCGCTTCAAAGATTTCAGTGTTACGATTGAAGAACTCAATCATGCAGTAGACACTGGTGGACGTATGGAAGAACAGCGTGTTCCATTCGATCTGATGCAGGAA